TTGCTGCGTTGAACACATCCCATGCATTGCGGCCAATCTCGGTGAACTTATCAAAGCTCTTTTCAGAACTGCGACGCATGAACTCATTCGCCATAACATACTGAAAGTCATCAATAATAATGATTGGGCGCTTAGATCCATTAATTACATTAATGATGAATTGAGGGTTATCAGAGACCAAAATCGAACCCTGTTTATTTTCGGGTGTGATGTATTTCCAATTAGGCGAACGAAACGGCAATGGCTTTTTGATTACCTGAATTAACAACACATTTCGCGGGTCCAAGTTTCTTAGGCTTGTAGATTTGCCAGTACCAGACTGGCCAAGGATTAAAGTTGCAATACTCATTATTCATTACTCACTATTCATTATTTAAAGGGGAGGATTGGTTGCTATCGAGCACCAACCCAACCTGCGCGACGTTTGTACTCACGTCGTTCACGAAGTGGAATATGTGTACGTTGTAGGGCGATTGCTAAGTTCTTCTTACGCTGGAAAGCTCGTTCACGTTCAAAGTTTTCACGGATCCAAGGCTTGGAAACATGGACCTCAAGCGTGATTTGCTGTTCGGTACCATCCTTATTCACCACATAGATATGGCGGCCTTTTTCAAAGTAGGTTGAATGGCCGAGACGCATACGAATGTTGCCTTCATGATCTTGGCTGATGAACTCAGAAAACTTTTGAGTAGAAGTAGTCATTAGCCTGCCTCCACTAAACGATGCTTTTCGATATAGCCTTTGATGAGGGTATTGAAGTTCTGATGGTCGATGTGGTTTGTGAAGTCGTTGTATGGATTGCCTAAGGCATCTGAAACGGTCACTTCATCAAGGCTGGTTACGTCTACAGCGGTGAATTCACTACCTGGTACGCCGTAGCTGTCTTCAAATGCCTCAACTTCAAAACGTGCAGTAACACGGAAACCATCTAAACGAATAATCGCTTCGCCGTGGTTATCACCAGTCATGCGTAATGCAAGGAGTTGATATTCAGAAGGTGCTACGTTGGCAACTATAGGTTGTGCAGCCTTAGGCTCAGGATTGAATGCGAAAGCGAGTGCACCCATTGTTACAGCAGTTACACCAAGAGATATCTTGATGGTATTGAAAGGGGATAAGGTTTTGTTCATAATTGATCTCGCAATTTGCAAAAGCCCTGATCCCGTCGAAAGTCTCAGGGCTTTTTGTTGTCTGTGAGATAAATATAAGCAAACTAATATTAGTAGTCAATAAGTATTCTAATATATTTTTATTATCACTAATTTTTTATGTTTTAATAGACAAAAGAAAACCCACTGCTGGGGTGGGTTGGGGTGGTTATGAAATTAGAGTGTCTTGTATTGGTAGAAAACCGTCTTCATGAAAACTCTACTCAATTTTACTTTGAGAATTTTTCTTTTGATGGTGATGAGTTCTATGTGCCAGTAGGTAACTACATACAGCCGATTGGTTATATGAAATTCAAGAGAATGGCTAAGGATGTTAAGCAGGGATGTTTTGAATTAACTGCATTAGTGAACCTAGATTATCCCAACCCAAATCCAAAAGTTTCGTTGACAGGTGTTTTATACTCTCGGCAGGCAGCTCTTGAAGCACAGAGGTTATTTGATTCTTTTGGTCGAGTGGTAGATTTGACTCGCTAACCTTCATGAGTAAAATCTGTCTAAATTGCTCAGTATCAATTTTAATGGTGACTGTAGAGAGAATTGCAGATAACCCACCATCGTTAGCTAAGAAATCCATGCCATTTTGATTTATGGTTGGAAGATGAATTTGAAGTCGCTTTAAACCATCCATAGCATTTGATCTTAAGGTGCTTCTTTCTTCTATAAGATTGTGTTGTTGAAGATAATAAAGGTTTGCCACAACCTCTGCGTATCCTCCCGTTCCCTCGAAGTACTCATGATTAAAGTTATAGAAATCAGGATAAGTAGAACTCATTTTTTCTAATAATTCGAGCTGTAATTTTCTATCTAAAATCATATTTTCTCCACCCGATCTATTCTTAAGGACTGCGTCGGATTCGCAGTTTAAAAAATCATAGAAACCCAAAAAAGGGTAACCACAACAAAGAGTAAGCCTAGTTTTATATAGTCAAATTTGTTCATCTTATTAATTTCAAGTCATGCTTGAGGTTTAGAATATTTTCCTAAAAAGTCATCTATCCAACCTTGGGCAGCTTCAAGATTGGTTATATCTGCTAGTTTTAGATTAGTGCTTTCTGCTTCGTTAAAGCCCTCAATAATCGCTTCAAATATGTTTACTTCACCAATGACCTCGTGTGCAATTTCCGCAGGGTCATAGCTTTGTTTAGCTTTTTTAAGCGAGGCTATTTGTTTATCAATTCCTGCACCAATTTTTTCTAATGCCAATTTGAATTCTTGACGATTAATTGTTAGCGCAGTTTTGGATTTATTAAGTGTTGCTATCATTATGCTTTCCTTCTTTAAGGGCTTTATTACACAAAAATTTGAATTCGTTTAAATTTTTTATTCATATCAATTTGGCTTTTATAGAATTTATCTTTATCAATTGCTTCAATAAAATCGTTAAAGGTACTGGCTTCAAGAAGTCTATAAATAAATCTCTCACCAGTCCTAAGAACCACAGTTAACAAGAAGTGCTCATAAAGCACATAGTTGATATTGCGAGAATTTACTTCAATTCTTTGCATGTTTGGTATTTTGTTTCCTTATATTTGTGTGCTTTAAATAGCTTAAAACCCAAGCTTTGATGTGCTTGGGTTTATTCTTATTTATTAAAGCTTCTTAGGTGTTCAACCACTACCCCAATGATGCGAATCTCTTGCTGAGTTGAGTTCATGGTTGGAAAGTCAGGGTTTAATGGAACTAGCTCAAAAGTCTCCCGCCCATGTTCGTCATAACCGATTGCACGGTATTTTTTAAATGTGGCTTCATGACTACCATTCTGAGCAATTACATAACAACCAGGATAGGGTGGTTTTGAGGCATCAACCACTAATTTGTCGCCAGGATTAAAGTCTGGCGTCATGCTTGCACCTGAAACTTCCAGCGAGAATACACACTCAGGTTTTGCACTCTGATAAGTAGTGTAAGTCTCACTTTTGGGATTAAGGCCATCATATCCAACATCATGAAACAGTCCTGCTTGAACGTAATCCAATACGGGAATTTTGCGTAGAGGTGATGTATCTGGGCGAACGTTGCCAAAGCTTGATTCTGGCGTGGTTTGATCTTGCATCTCCCCATTACCAGTTTGCAACCAATATGCATTTACACCAAGAAAGTTAGCTATAGATGGTAAATGAGAGGATGAGTTTACCAACCCCGTTTCTAATTGACTTAAAGCGGATTGGGTTATTCCAATAGCTTCAACCACATCTTTTTGGGATTTACCGGCCATTTTACGAGCCTTCTTCAATCTGTCCTTAAGCATTTGTATCACCTTCTTATGCATTCTTAAGCATATTAGGCAACTAATATTAAATCAAATTAGAATACTTATTGACTGTGTATTAGATTGCTAATATTATTGATTTATTACTAATATTTTGAGATGGCTATGAAAACCATTTACCAAAATCTTGTAGAGCATTTTGGTGGGCAAGTCTCACCACCGTATCCCCTTGTAAGAAATCGTTATTTGCATTGTCTTGAATTGCTTGTTGTGCTAAATTTGTTTTCATATTCATTGGTTCCGATAATTAATGAATCACAACCACTTTCTGTTCGTGCAGGAAGTGGTTTTTTAATATCCGAGCTTTTCTTTTTGTCCGCTAATCTCGTCATGAAACAAATCATCGACGGTATCAATACGACTCATCCAGCTTTTAGACATAACTAAAAGTGCCTCAACTCTAGATTTATCAATGCTTTGATATTCCTTAGGTACAATCTTTAATCCTAAGCAGCTCAATTATTAGAAAAAATGAGTTCTACTTATCCTGATTTCTATAACTTTAATCATGAGTACTTCGAGGGAACGGGAGGATACGCAGAGGTTGTGGCAAACCTTTATTAT